GCATCACCACCAAGGGCTTCCAGCAGACCCGCGCGACGAACGACACGGTGGATTGGGACTGCGCCGACCCGGATGCAACGCCAGTCACGGTTCGCGATGCCGGCGCGACGGACTGGACCATTAGCGGCTCGGGCCTGCTCCACCGCCCCCTTCTGGCCGATGTCCAGGCGGCATTCGACAGCGGCAACCCGACGAACTTCCGCTTCATGTTCGATGAGCCGACCGGCAGCGAAGTGATCGACGGCTATTATCAGGGGCCTGGCTTCATCACCGATCTCAACATCACCGGCAACAACGGCGAATATGTGAACATCAGCATCACGATCAGCGCCGCCGGGCCGAAGACTTTCGTCGCCAACCCCTGACGCTCTCCATCTGCCAGCGAACCTTGAGGGGCGGTCGAAAGGCCGCCCTTATTGTATTTCGTCCAAGAGCGGGGTCCACGCTTGCCAGCGGCATCCGCATTGGTCTGGATGCTTACATCTTTCTGCGGGCAGAGGTTCTGCTTCATTTATCGGAATTGTTCTTCCGTCCATATCCCTAGAATACCCGCAATGCCCTGCAGCCATATGGCCGTATCGAAATTTAACCCGCTCGATTCCTCCACATGCCTTGTCGTGCAAATCCGCCGCAGATGAAACAAGGTGAGAGGCATGAGAGGCTATAACCCAAGCTGCATTTTCGGGATCAGCAAGGCCTTTGTCATTCAGTGTGTCGATGAAATTGGCAGTGACGATACCGCGAAATTTAATGCCTAACCCAGCCTTTTCATCCTTTGATAATTGTCTCCCGATCTTTCTGATTTCTCTACCATTCAGTTTGCCGCTCCTCATCGCTGCAAGATAAAACTCTATGTCTTCCGGCCTTCCTTTTGATAGCCCTGATAAAGTCACAGCCCTGCCGACTAACTCAATTTCATTCGGTGCAAGTAACATCTTGCCGTTTGAAGATTTAACGGAAACCGAGATCCGTTCATGCGGAGGCAACTGGATGGCCGCGACTCGTTCTTGCCAAGTCTCAGGAGCCGGTGAGTTGACGATTGGATGCACAGTTAGGCTTGGAGCTGAATCTTCGCCCACATCTGCTATCTGTTTCCTGCCGAAGATCGATTTCAGAAATTTGAGCATTATTATATCCCGCACGATTTTACGATGCCGGCCCCGATCGCAATTATGATTGCCAAACCAACAGCGCCCCTGATGCGCGAAAACTTGGTCGCTTCGGCGATCTCTTCCTTGGTGAATTCGGTCTGGCAATAAGGGCAAATCCGCGCCTGCGTATCTATTCGCTTCATGCATTGCGGGCATTGTTTCACGATCACGCTTCCCTTGCCGTCCGTAGAGCAGGCCGATGGTTCGCACATAGCGTCCCCCCATGCAAACCGAGATCGCCCTACCCTTCGCCGATGGCGAATATCTGTTCCGGTTGCCCATCAAGCGCATCATTGAAATCGAGGAAAAGGCTGGGCCGATTGACCTTGTGAAGCATCGGCTGATGCATGGTGGCTGGTCGATCCATGATGTGGTCGAGACCCTGCGTCAGGGGCTGATCGGCGGTGCCAAAGGCGAAGTGAACGGCAAGGCGATCGATGTAACCGCCCTTCGCGCGAACAGCCTGATCGAGAACTATGTCGACGGCCACGCCCTGGCTGAGCATCACCTGACCGCCAAGGCCATCATTGCCGCGCTCTATGTCGGATATGCGCCCGCCCAGCAGGCTAAAAAAAAAGCCCCGGTGAAGCGTCCGAGCCGTCGAAAATCGACTGGGGCCTCGTCCTCCACAACTGCCGAACCCTCGGGCTTAGCCTGAGCGATGCGGAGGCTATCACCATGCCGGAATATGCCGCGCTGATCCATCATCACGAACTGGCCAATGAAGACGGCGAGGAAGCGCCTCCGTCCGCCGATGACGTGAGCAGCATGTTCCTGCGCATGGAGCGCGCCGGCATCGGGAAGATCCACTGATGGCTGGGATCACCGCTGATCGCGTCGTTGTCGAGCTTGAGGCCCGGCTTGATCGATACGAGGCCAATGTCGCGCGCGCAGAAGCGAGGTTCGACAAGGCCATGTCCGGCATCCAGAAAAGCGCTGGTGTCACCGAGGCATTTGTCAGCCGGGCGGCAGGCATCATGTCGTCCGCGCTCGCTGGTGTCTCGGTCATTGCGCTGACCCGCCAGTTCCTGACGTTGGCTGATGAGGCGAAGAAGCTCGACGCAACGCTGAAACTTGCCACGCAGGGCTTCGGATCGTTCGGCCAGGCGCAGAAGGACGTGAACCGCATCGCCAATGACACGCGGTCGGGCCTGTCCGAAACCGCCTCGCTCTATGCCAACTTCGTGCGCGGGGCGAAGGAGCTTGGCGGCACGCAGGCAGAGGCGGCGCGCGCCACGGAGACGTTTTCCAAGACGCTTAAGATCAGTGGTGCCGACGCCAATCAGGCCGCGTCCGCAACCCTCCAATTCGGCCAGGCGCTTGCGGCCGGCGCGCTGCGTGGCGACGAACTGAACAGCATCCTTGAGGCGTCCCCGCGCCTCGCCCGCCTGCTGGCGGAAAGCATGGGGCAGCCGATCGGCCAGATCAAGCAGTTGGGCGAAGAGGGCAAGCTGACCTCCGACAAGCTGCTGAAGGCACTCACTGACCAGAAGTTCACCGCCGGGATTGACGCTGAGTTCAATCAGTTGCCGGTGACATTCAGCGATTCGATGACGCGCATTTACAATGCTGCGCTCACCACATTCTCCGCCTTCGATCAGGGCGGTGAGTTCTCTTCCATGTTGGCTAGCTTCTTCGGCGAAAGCGCAGATGGCTTTGCCGGAATGGAGGATTCCGCGTTTGATGCCGGCGCCGAAATCCGCGCCACATTCGCGGGCCTGAAAGATGTATTCCAGCCTCTTATCGACGGCGCATTCGCTGCATTCGATCAAATCGAGGGTCGCGCAAACTACGCACGCGATAGCATCGCAAACATTCTCAGGCTGGTCGATAATGTCGACAATACCCTGATCGGAATCGACAATTTTGGGCGCCGATTTGACAACAAGGTAAAGTCCACCATCAACGAGGCTGCGCGGCGCGCAGGCAATACTGGCGGCGAGTTTTCGATGACTCCGCTCGCTAAAGAGGCGGACCGCGCTGGGCAGTTTCTCAAGGCGTTCAACCAGTCGATGGCAACATCGCAGGGCGAGCGGGCAGAAGATCGTTTCCGTAAAATGGTCGGTGGGACCGATGTCCTTGGCAACCCATTGCCCGGAACTCCTGCGGCTGGGCGAGGCACGCCTACAGCCACCCCAGCAACCTCCAGTAACAAGAAGACCAAGGCGCCGCGCTCCCCCCTCAACCCCGAAGCATTCGCGCGGGAGGAGGCCCAGCTCAACAACGAAATCCTGCGCCTAAAGACGGTCGAACTGACCAACGCAGAAGATCGCGCCAAGGTCGAACTGCAACGCATAGACGCAAACAAGGCAGCAGCTATCGCCGACGTTCAGTCCGACAAGCGCTATACCGACGCACAGAAGGCGAAGATCATAGCGCTGACCGAGACTGTTTCCGCCCTAGAGGCTGGGAAGGTCATCTATGAGCGCGACGTTCAGACCGCGCGAGAAGCGCTAGACCTCAAGGTCAACGACCTGCGCAATCAGCAGGACGTGCTGCGCGCCCAGAGCGACATCGCAAGCACCCGCGAGCAGCGGCGCGATATCGAACTGCGCCTCCTCGATCTAGCGTACCAGCAGGAGCGCGCCGAGCTGGACGCGGTGATCGCCAGCAAGGATGCCAGCGACGCGCAAAAGAAGATCGCTCAGGCCCGCCTTGATACGCTTGGCCAGATGCAGCAGGCCGAAACCGATGGCGTCAACCGCCAGTATGAAGGCCCGCTGGCCCGCTATCGCCGTCGCATGGACGAAACCAGCACGCAGGATCAGGTTGAAGAACTGATCACGCAGGAGCTGGACTATGTGCGTGACGGCATCCGGGACAGCATCACCAAGCGGCTGGGGGTGAAAGATCCGTTCCTGGCTGGCCTGATCGACATGTTCATCCAGCAGCAGGTGATCAAGCCTTTCATCGACCAGTTCAATGCGTGGGGCGCGGGCGGGTTCAAGCTCGAAACGATCGGCAAGATTTTCTCTTCAGCGGCAGGCGGCGGCGAAACCGGGACGGGCGTTGGCTTCGCATCTGGCGGCACAGCTACCCTCGGCGGTCGCGGCGGCACCGACCGCAACACCCTGTCGCTGAACGGGCGGCCGATCGCGAACGTTACGCGGGGCGAGACGCTGAGCGTCGGCAGCAAGGCACTGCGCGGCGGGGCGTCTCCATCCACCACCGTCATCAATTACATCGGCCCCGGCGCGGAAGAGTTCTGGGGTTCGGTCGATGCCCGTTCGGCGCGCGTTGCTTCCCCCATCGCCCGCACCGAGTCCACCCGATCCGGCGCCGCCTCCTACGCGCAGGGCCAGCAATCCACCCCCGGCACGATGTTCAAATATCAGCAGCTAAAGGGCTAAGCGCATGAACGAGTCCTTCGGCATCCGCATAGCCTCCGATCCCCCGGCCCGGCTCTGGGGCGGTTTCGGCGACCTGGAAATTCCCGCCGACATCGTGGAGGACGCGCCAGCCATCTACCTCGGCGGTGGCGAACTGCTCAACGCGCCAGACTTCGAAATCCCGATCAATGCGACAGCGGAACGCCTGGACATTCGAATTTCCGGCGTTTCGTCATCCATATTGCCGATCTTCTTGGCCGAAGCTGCCTCGGTCAAGGGCGCCAAGGTCCATTTCGCCCGCTTCTATTTCGATGAGCATTGGCAGCTTGAGGAGGTGGAATATGACACGGTGTGGTGCGCCGACAAGATCAGCATCGTCAGCGAGGATAATGATGGTCGCACGCGCACGATAATCCTCTCGATCGCCACCGAGGACACGAACCGCAACCGTTCTCCGCAGGCATTTTTCACCGATCAGGATCAGCGCCGCAGATCGCCTACGGACGCCATATTCAGCCATGTGTCGCAAATCACGCAGGGCCTCAGAAGGAGGTTCGAGGCGCGATGAATCTCGGAGAATTCCTCAAGGCGCCCCGGCCTGCCTTCGATTATGTCCACCACGATTGCAGCCGATGGCTGGATCGCTGGCTCATGCTTTGCGGCCATCCCAGCGCCATGGAGGCGATCGGGAAGACTTATGACAGCGAGCGGAGCGCCATGCGCGCGATCGTCAAGGGTGGCGGCCTGCTGTCCATCTGGAAGCGCAACATGGAGACGATCGGCCTTGCGCCCGTGGATCAGCCGATTTCCGGCGATGCAGCGGTCATGTCTGTAGCAACCGACGACGGCTATAACCGAACGACAGGCATCTGGACCGGGCAACGCTGGGTAAGCGTCCACCGCAACGGCCTGATGTTCGGCTTTGGCTCCCCCTTGATGATCTGGAGAGTCTGATGGCCGGGGTTCTTAGGGCGATTGTCTCGCCCATAAGCATCATCGACAAGGATCTGGGCCGGTTGTCGCTCCAGATAGTCGCAATCGGCGCCAACTTCATTCCCGGCGGCCAGCCCTTTGCGGCTGCGGCGGCGCTGGCATTGGCGACGCTATACAAGCCCAAGGGGCCAAAGCCCGAGCAGCAACAACAGTCCATTAAAACGGCTCTCCCGCCTCGGATATCTGCCTATGGCCGGGTCAGGCTGTATTGGGCCTACATCCTCTATATCACGAACGACGATGGTTTTGCGGTCGATGTCGGGGCATATCATGACGGCCTGCTTGATGGCATAGAGCGCTATTATCTCGGTTCCAAGCAGGTCTGGATCAACGGATCGGGCTTTGTCTATCAGCAGGATGATGGCGAGTTTGGTGACGCCGATACGATCCAGATCGGGTTCAATC